AAGGACGCCGTGGCTGAGACCGGGGTAGAGCCGATCTTCAACATGCGCCACCGCGAGGTGGAAGAACACCTGGAGAACTTCGCCGGTGAGCGCATCGAAACGATCAATGAGACCACCCGTGACCGCCTGCGCACTGAGTTGTCCGAAGGAGTGTCGAAGGGTGAGGGGATCCCGGACCTGGCGAAGCGGGTGAACAACGTCTTCGACGTGGCCTCTAAGAGCCGCGCTGAGACCATCGCCCGCACGGAGGTGATCCGGTCCAGCAACTTCGCATCCCTGGAGGGCTACAAGCAGTCCGGTGTGGTGGAACAGAAAAGATGGTTGGCTACGCAGGACGAGCACGTGCGTGATGAGCACCTCTTCTTGGGTATGCAGGACCAGATCGGCATAGACGAGGACTTCGAGGTCGACGGCTATGCGGCGCAGTGCCCCGGGGACTTTGGAGAGCCAGAGCTTGACATAAATTGCAGATGTAGTGTGGCTCCCGTGATAGGCGAAGCCGGTGAGAAGTCCCTTCGCACGAAGACCACCGGCGACGACCTGCTACGGTGGAAACAATTCGACAAAGCCGCGGCGTCATGGGAGTCCGATGCACTGAAGGTTTTCAAGAAGGGCTTCGAATCTCAGCGCAAGGCCGTTCTAAAAAGACTGGGGTTTTAGATGAAGAATGCAACCACCGACTTCGCCGGCAACAACCTAGTGGGGGATGGATCCACTGACAACACTGCGAAGTTGAATAGCATCATCTCTGGGCTGTCTCTTCCTGATGCCCTCTATTGCCCTTCAGGTACTTACAATTTGAACACCATGCCTGCTGCTCTACCTGCGGGGCTGCGCTTGATAGGCGATGGTCCTGATCAGACTCTCTTCAATGGCGTGCGAGGCAGTCCTGGGTCTGATGCGGTACTTCAGACCACCGCCGCGGGGGTCAGCCTAGAGAACCTTCAAATCACGACGCCGGATACCATCAATGCCACTAACCAATGCCTGAACGTGTCTGGGGCATCGCGGCTACGACTTCAAAATGTGAAGCTCTCTAATGCTTTCGGGTCAGGAATCCGTGCAGCATCAGCCTCGCAGGTGTTGGCCTTTGGTTGTGATTTCACGAACATCTACCGAGGTCCATCAGCATCGGGCATCTCAGGTAGTCTGGTGCAGTCGATTTTCGATCGGTGTCACTTCTACGCTGATGGAGGCCTCGCTACAACGAATCATGCGGCCTACTTGAATGGAGCTCCTGCCAACACACGCTTCCTCGGGTGTGTATTTGAGGGATGGTCGGGGGGTTCTGCGATCCTGTTGAAGGGATCTACCCCTCCTGTCTACGCTGTGAATCTGGTAGTCTCTGGGTGTAGCTTCTCGGGAGGCTCCAATACTGCCATCACTGCGCAGTCTGTGCTAGGCCTTCAGATCACCAACAATAATTTTCAGGGGCAAGTTCAAGGAGCTGTGAGTCTAGTAGGTGACGTGCAGAACTACCTCATCGCAGGTAACACTGCGATCAACGGATCTACGAATGACGCAGGTTGGGGGCTCGTTACTATCACCGGCGGATGTGGCAACGGCATCATCGAAGGGAATGAGGTTGCCTCCTTCTACGGGACGTACGTGTTCGGCACCGGAGTGTCCATCTTCGGGAGCCAGGAAAACACCGTCATTAGAAACAACCAATTCTCAGGACTCTACGCAGGAGTAGCCCTTCAGAACAACACCGTTGGTGCTGTCAAGGGAGTCCGCATCGAGGGGAATGACTTCAATATCCCGGTGGGAGCTGTAGACATCACGACGGGAGGTAAGTACGTGGTTGGGCTAGCACCGCACGAGACCGCTGGGATCTTGATAGCAGGTGGTGCATCGGGCGTAGAGATCAGGGGAAATAGATGCAATGGAGTGAAATACGAGTTGGTGTACAGCACTGGAATACTAGGAGCCGTGGGCATTGCTAGCGGTGTGCACTATGAGCCAGGTACCGTCTCTGGACAGAGGGGGGTTACTGCGGGGTCCGTGAGGCATGCTGGGGGTTAATTTTTTGGAGATGTTATGGCATCATCGATCCGTCGCTTGATTTCGTCTATTTCCTTCGCCGTCTTGGGCACTCTCGCGAGGGTGTCATTGTAGGCCTGCCATAGATTCTCGCAGGATTTCCTAAGTCGCAGCACGGTGTCTTCTAAGTGGGCATTTCTGGCGATCAGATGATCGATAGTGCGCTGTTTGTCCGATTTGAACATCTCGAGAAACTTCTTCATGGCACGAAACTCCCTGTCTTGATGCGTGGCATGTCCGCGAAGTCTGCCTCTGGGTACTCGTAGCACCAGACCAGAACCCACTTCGTCTTGTGGAATACCAAGAGGGAGATCCTCTGATAATTGGGATGCTCCTCCTGATCGAGACGCAGCAGCTCAGACTCAGTGATATCCACCACGACGCCATAGACCTTCTGGGTGTGGTGTCCGAACTGAGCTGCTGCGTCCTCCCCGCGTCGGCGCAAGTCCCCATAGGTCCATGCATCGTCGGGGGTCTTCTTGAGCTGGCCATATTCAAAGAGGAGCATATTTGACTAGCTCACCTTCGTGCGAACGTCTTGGGCGTTGAAGCCCTTGTCGCTCTTCACGGGGACGAAGAACACGTGCTCTCCTTCGGAGAGACTCTTGAATCCCTCTTTCCTGATGGCGCTGAAATGCACGAAGACATCCGGAGTACCATCATCGGGCGTGATGAAACCGAAGCCTTTGGCGTCATTGAACCACTTGACGATACCGGTCTTTTGGCTGTCGAGAACTGCGGGGTTGTTGCTGGAGGTCTTTGCTGCTGAGGACATGTTACTGTTCTTTCTTGTTGTCCGCTTGATGCGGTGTTGTTGAAGTGCCCCGTATCGCCGGGGCCACGCGGTCAAGGTTTAACGACCAGACGGTCGGAGGGTTAGGTATCGTAGCCCACAAAACGTCAGTTCTTTCAATGCTCGCGCAAGAAGTATCGCCCCTGATAGGCGGTATTTTCTCCTCCAATACTAAGGCCCCTTAACCGTAGGTGCGGAGTCGATTTAGTCGACCAGGCTAGTCTATGAAAATGCCTGCGATTAAACAGGAGTGATTTTTACTCGTCTTCTCGGTCATCTTGGTTTTTAGAACCGCTCGCATCTCTCTATCCGGCTCCATGTGTCTGTGGTTGTTTTTCTGTAGGATTTCGCCACAGTATGAGTTAACTGAATCACACGTCTTATAGAATCTACCCGATCTTCTCGTTTTACGAGTATGGGCATGTAATGAAGAAAGTCTACCGAAGCGCTCTCCTCGAAGCCGACGTCAAGTCGCTCGGCGAGGTCGTGCTCTGCAAGACAGCCGGCGTAGATGCCACCGACGCTGCTGCACGTACGCAAGCCTTCATCATGTCCACTGGCAAGGCCGATCACGAGGGCGATATCATCGAGGTGGCAGGCTGGGACTTGGCCGTCTACAAGGCCAACCCCGTTGTCCTCTTCGACCACGACCAGCGCTTCCCGATTGGCAAGTCCCTCGACACCTACCTGACGTCCACTGAGCTGCGTACCCTGGCATGGTTCGCTCCCTCTGATATCAGCGAGTTTGCCGATACCATCTTCAAGATGGTGAAGGCCGGCATCCTCAAGGGCGCTAGCGTCGGCTTCCTGCCCCTGGAGTACTCGTTTGCCGCCGACCGACAGGGCGCCAGCCCTTTCATGCAACCAATGAACGTGAAGCGCGCCCGCCTCCTGGAGTGCTCCGTGGTATCAGTGCCGTGCAACTCAGAAAGCCTGGCAGACGGCAAGTCCTTCGACATCAAGGGCATAGATTGGAATCTCTACAATCTGTGGGCTGAGCAGGCGTTAGACGAAAACACCTCGATCACGCCGCGCAAATCATTGGAATCGGCCTATTCCGTCACGAAGTCCCTCGCCGGCATCGCACGCCACGCGGTGAGCAAAGGCGTGCTGCCCTTCAAGAAGACCCCTCTCGCCGACAAAGATACCCCTTGGGACGGCCCGGCAGAGGTCAAGGCAGCCACCACGGACGACCTGAAGATCATGTGCGCTTGGGTGGACGACGATGCGGAGCCGGACGCCAAGTCCGCCTACAAGCTTCCTCACCACCAGGCCGCTGCGCCCCACAAACTCGTGTTCAAGGGCGTGGTGGCAGCCATGGGCGCCCTCAACGGTGGGCGCGGCGGGCTGAACGTACCCGAGGCGGATCGCCCCAAGATCTACAGTCACCTGGCGAAGAGCTACCGAGCATTCGACGTAGAACCACCTGAGCTGAAGTCCTTTGACTCGCTCGTCACGGAAGTGGAATCCCTCATGAAGATCAAGGGACACATGCTGTCCAAGAAGAACCAGGGTTTCCTGGACGACGCCATGGCTCACAGCAAGGCGGCCCAGGACTCCCACAAGAAGGCCTACAAGGCCCTCAAGTCCATGATGGACAACCATGCCGCCGCGGCTGAAGCCGATGACGACGAGGACGACGAGGAGCCAGCCGAGAAGCCGAAGGCGAAGGAAGTCGCCCAGGTGAACACCCCCGAGAAGCCCGCGAACGCGAACAACGCGCACGAGGGTGGAGGCAGCGACCCATCCACGGGGCAACCCTCGACTTCCTCGGGCGTCAAGGGTCTCTCCCTCGCAGATGTGTCCCTTGATGATCTCAACAAGGCTATGGGTCTCGTAGCCGAAAGACTTGTGCAGGCCGGCATCGACCGTGCCAAAGGAAAGGCTTAATCCCATGGCAGACCCTCTCAATCCCCCCAAGGCCGACCTGAAGGCCGACCAGCTCGTCGACTTCATCGCCGCCAACGTCGAGAAGGGCCTGGCCGAGAAGGTCGACGAGGCCATTCGCAAGGCTCGTGAGGCCAACCACTCGGCAGGAATCGTCGTCGCCACCCAGAAGCACGTGGTGAACGGCGTGGACGCCGGCATCCAGGCCGACGTTCGCATGAAGAGCGCCGCCGGCGCCGTCATCCGCGCGGCAGCCGCCGCCGTCAACACCGATGGCGACACCCAACGCCTGGTCAGTGATCAGTTCCTGAACGCGCTGAAGAACGTGTCCTCGGACCCGCGCGCACTGGAGCTGTACAAGAAGGGCGTGGAGATCCAGAAGCGCCGCCTCGGCGGGGCCGGCTACAAGGCTCTCGGCGAGACGACCTTCATCGATGGCGGTGCAGTAGTTCCGCCCGTGTTCGTCGAGGAGATCATCGAGTTCCTCCGTCCGAAGGTTGTCGTGCGCGCCCTCGGCGCCCGCGTAGTTCCAATGCCCCGCGGCAACATGACGTTCCCTTTCGCCCTCACCGGCTCGGTGGCGTCGAATACGGTGGAAAATACTGCGACCCCAACCACGCAACCCTCGTTCGGTAACTTCCAACTCATCGCCAAGAAGGTTCGCGCGATCATTCCGATCAGCAATGATCTCTTGCAAGATGCCAGCCCGATGGCCGATGCCTTTGTGCAGCAAGACCTTGCCAATGAGCTTCAACGCCTGGAGGACTTCAACTTCCTGCGCGGCAGCGGCAACGGCGGGCAGATGAAGGGTCTTCGCAATCAGGCAGCCACCACCCTCTTAGCCACCAACAGCGGCGGCCTCGCTGGCACCTCGACGGTGACCGACATCATTATGGATCTTGTGCGCTTCCCGCTGGCGTTGGAAAACAACAACATCACCATCCGCAATGGGGGCTTCGCATGGGCTCCCCGCACCAAGTGGGCTTTGATGCAGCTTCGCGATGGGATCGGTAACTTCTACTTCAAGGCGGAGATGATCCAAGGGACGCTGTTCGGGTACAAGTTCGGTACCACGACCACTGAGCCGATCAACCTCGACACCACGGCAGGCGTGTTGTCAGGCAAGGAGTCCGAGATCCTGTTCGCGGACTTCGACCGCATTATCATCGGCGACACGCAGGAATTGACGATCATGCCGTTCATGGGCGGGTCGTACTTCGACACTGCGACGGGCTTGCAGATCTCTGGTATCAGCAATGATCAGACGGTGATCGTCGGTCAAATGCGCTCAGACATCGGTGCTCGCTACCGCGGCGCTGAGATCGTCAACATGACTCAAGTCACCTGGGGAGCATAACATGGGAACACAAGCACAGACCTACGACGTTTCAGCCTATCTCCTGCCCCTCGGCGCGCTGCCCAACCAGGCAGCGACGAGTGGCGTGGCGATCACCACCGGTAATGTCGTCGACCGCAGCGTTCAGCAGTACCCCTACAGCGCGGGACTGCTGGTGAAGGTGTCCTATACTGCGGTGAGTTCCGCTCCGACGGACACCATCACAGTGGCTGCCACGGTGCTCAGCTCGGCGGTGGTGGGCATGACGTCGCCCACGACGCTGGTGACAGCGTCGGTAGTCGGCTTCGTGAAGGGCGATGGGACCCTTCGAGATTTTGAGGTGTTCATCCCCGTCAACTTCAACGCGGCCCTGGAGTTCGTGCAGATGTCGAGCGTGAAAGTGACGTTCGCCGGTGCCGGTACTTACACGGTGCCGATCGTCGGCGCGGTGTTCGTCTCCGGTGGGATGCCGATCCTCCCGGTGACACAGTACCTGAAAGCCGGCTTCGTCAGCTATCAGACCTGATCTCAACCAACAAAAGCCCGCTAGGGCTGAAGGATAGAAGAACATGGAACAAGCAGCGCCCAAGAGAAACCATC